CACAATATAGCAGCCCTCAACAAGTGATTGATCGCCATCACTGTCTTGCCAAACCTACGATGGCATACAACTACGCCCCAGCGCTTCTGTGCTAACGCCTGATGCAACTGATTTTGTAATGGCCTTGGTGAATAAGGTATCTCGATGTGCATGTGTGTCAGTGTCTTGTTTGGGTGTATTACGTGTATAGAAGTGGCGCGTATTTTTTCGGGGGGTGGGGGTGCGCCCTGGCTAAAATTAGGTAGGTGCGGCTATACTAACCGCTACCCTTTGCTGTAATTACAATAGGTTAGCTATGCTGCATCACAAATGCATCACAAACACCAGGCATATCTTAAACAAAAACAAATCTTTCGGGTATGCTTGCCTCGCGTGCGCGAGCACTGCCACAGCCTATGCAATATACACACAAATCCCTAGTCACCTTGCATAATCATAGGACGTTTACGATCTATCATCTTGCTTAACTTCTTGCTGAATGCAGTAGCTTCTGCCTCGCTATCGAACTGTATGTAATCACCTCGTTCGATTGACATATCATATGCTTGTTCTGGTTTCAGCTTAACCAGCTTACCACCTATCATTCGTATTGTAGGAAACAGTCTATTGTCTATCGACATTGTCCGTACTGTCTCTCTTGCTTCAGTCATAGGTGTATCAGGATCTAATGCCCTTCGAGCCCATGCTGGTAACTTATCTATATCCATTAACTTGCTTCAGCTGTTACGTCACCACCACTCCAGGTCAATGTGATCTGCCCAGCTTGCTGCTTATCCTCTGCTTTATCTCTGATACCTAGCGGTTGCATCTGACGTATGTGTTTATCTTTGTGATCTGCTTCCAGCCTACGCCGCTGTACTTCTGCCATAGCCAGCTTTGGATCCTCAGGCAACGGAGCTTGCACTAAGTCTAGTATCTGATCCCTCATGACTTCACACTGCAATGAACGTGCTGTGCGATACTGTGTGTACGCATCCTCGTCCTCTTGCACATAGCGCAGTATTGTACGCCATGAAGGTAGATGATCACGCTCGTTACATATACGTGTAAGGCTTACACCTTCCGCTATGCCTTCGCATATCTCTTCCATATGTGCTTTTGTTACATTACGTTTTGGCATTGTGTACCTAAGAAAAAGACCTGACTAGACGTTGCTAATAGTGAGACAGCATAAGCGCCAGTTGGTTATGTCTAGCCAGGTAAGTTGTTTGAGGTTTGGAATACAGGCTTTCCAAGCAGTCGTGCTGACAGCCCAAGTCCGAAACAATAGCGACAAAGTTATGGAGAGGCTGTCAGTCTGACTAACTTAAACAATATCTGCCTAAGTATATCATATTCCATACTACATTTCGTGCATTTGTGCAAACGATAAAAAATATATTTAACGTTTTTAGCTAAAGTATTCTGCTAGGATTTCATCATCAGTGTACTTGAGCTTTGCCCATAGTCTTACCAATGCATCCTGGTAGCGTCTCTTGATCTGTCTGCCATCACGTAGTCCATGCATACGTGCAAGCTTCTGCCACTGTGCGCCTCGCTCACGAAAGGCGGCACTGTGGCTTACAGCCCAAACCATCTTACGATCATCTGCATCCATGTGCTCGATGCCAAGAATAAGAGCTCTGTCGTATTGTGTTACTTGCTTGGGAGACGGAGCTGGTAGCTTTGGTTTAAACTCTGTGCTGCCATATGCAGACCACTGCTGTCGATATTCCGGCCATGATCCTAGCTTTTGTTTTCGTATTGCTGGTGGGAGCGCACGTTCAGTTTCTGCTGCCTCAAAAAACAGATCTGACAGCTGTGCTACATCTGGATTATACACAGATTGCTCCCAAAAAAAATATGATGCCTATAACTCTTAGTGTTAACACTTAGTGATAACTCTTTGTGTATCTTATCGCGTTTGCAAATGAGCTCTATGATGGCTCATTTACAACGCTGTGTTAGTGCTTAGTGTTAACACTTAGTGTATACATGTCGTGAGCACTTCGTGATTATAAGAACGCTCAAAAATAGCAGTCAATCCCCTATTTTTCCACATGTTCATCATAGTGTCTGTTAGTACCGTATAGTGCTAAACTTTTTTTATTTTGCTTTGCTCGATTGCGCTTCATCTGCTGTAATGTGTCCAGCGTGTGATCAAAATCAGCATCGTCCATCCGCATCATGTAGCTTAAAATCGTAGCCACATTTTGTGTAGTCTCAGACATTTGTTATCCCCTTCGCTTCATCTTCTGCCCGGCGTATGACCCAGCTCAATTTCAATAATTCATCACCCATGTCCTCAGTCACAACACCGCTGAACAACACCTTGGTCTGCGTGTTTTCTGCAGCCTCTGATGGACGTACTGACCAGGTAGCTTCGCCATCCTTCACACTCACTGTAAACAGCATATGCCCCACTGTGACTTGGCGTTTCATTTTCTTTGGCTTACTGTTTTCTGCATGTGATAATTTTGTATTTGTTCAATTTTTAACTTTGCATACTTTGTCGGCACATCAACTCTCCAAACCCGAATAGTTCCATCATCTTGAACCTTATAACGATGTACTTTGTTCATAGGCTTTTCTTCTCTGCTACGATTAGGATTTAACGCTACCCATTCTTTTTTTTGGTATAACTTTCTAAGAGCATACTGTAATGCTAATTGCTCTTTTCCATTTAACCCACCGACACTATCGCCTATTTCCATTTGTCTTGCAGTCTCAGCAAATCTTCCAGTTATACCATTTCCTCTTCCTGGTGGTACTGGTATGCCTTTATCAATTTTCATTATCTTCCCCCCTTTTTATTGCGGATCCTCATTAATAATCTCATCCTCTAACAAGCTTACCTTGCCTGACCCACCACACACTTCGCATGGAACCATCTGCACATACTCACCATTGTTGTGCTCATGCGGCCAATGCACGTAGTAGGTCATTTCTCTCTCTCCATAACCGCGACAACGTGAACAGCGAACCATGATCACATCGTCCTGGGTCATTGCACAAAACTTAATAAAGGCTCACGCTGTAGATCGCGTAGCCAACCTAGTAATTCGCTTTTGTTTTTGTCCGGGGCAAAGGCTATGAAAGTACCATCAACACTATCACAACCTATTGCAGCAGCGAGCCTCATTCGTTTGTATGAATTCACTCTGCCCATATGAACCCACTTGTTTTTTTGTTTAGCAGTTTTCGCAATGTCTGCTGCTGCTTGGCTTAACTTCCATTTAGTACTGCCACCAATAAAGATAGCGTCTAGTTTATCCCATAAAATCTGGTCTGGCGTTTCACCATCCTGGCACACATACGCAGCTTTAAATCCCAGCTTACGTATGCGCGGTAGCATTGGATATGCTCGTTCTCTCGTTGCCACAGCATCACCAACAACATCAGGTGCAACGGCAAACAAACAATCTTTTCTATTTAATCTACTAAGCCAGCGTAAATACCCAGTGTCGGAATACTTTTCTGGTTGATTAAAACAACCGTTATCAGCTGCCCACAGCCCAGGAATATTGATACGCGACCAGCCGTTGTAAGTGCGTAAACTGCCTATCGCAGAATGATCAGCATATTTACCACTTAAATAAATCATTATTCTTTTGCCAAGAAATAAACGATTAGTGCGCCAACAAGTTTACTAGCGGTCATGATCAACAAACCAGGCAATGAGAAAAAACCTAACATTACCATGAAGACTGTTGAATCTATCGGTGTGCTTATTGCTGACGATAGTAACACACGCTGTTTCATAGGACGCTTCGTGTATGTGTACACCAGCCAATCTGTTAATTCAGATATTGCAAACGCAGCTGCGCTGGCTACCGCTACAAATGGATCCGCTAGTAGATAACTTGCAACTACGCCAGCAGCCATTACAGCTAACACTTTATGTTTCAGCTCGCGTTGTGCATAATCACGTAGCACAAAGATAAATCCAACTAGAAACGACATAGGCGCAAGCGCTTGTCCAGCTGGTAACTGTATCATAGGCAAATAAGTAAAACCTAAATTGGCTACGATAACCGCCACAAAATATAATATACTAAATTTATAAATCATTACTTCACCTTCAGTTTGACTAATGGCGTCAAGAACTCTGTTACGTCCTCGATGCTCTTACACAGCGCCCAGGCAAAACCAGCATCTATAATCTGATCTCGCATACGCCTTTGGTTTTCGTTCATTACACCGCGCTTTGCTTTAAGCTCGATAAAGATTGCTTCGTTCTGCCCGGACTTGGTTGCAGTGCCAGGGCAAAACAATTCAAGGTCAGGCCAACCATATTTTGTACCCATCTTCTTCAGTCTGTTGATGTAGTTGATATGCCGCTTACCTTCGTTTGGGCTGTGGTGGTAAACACACCCATCAGGCAATGCCACATCAAGCCAGCACGCTACCTGGCGTTGTAAATCGTCTTCAGTACTTTTCGATGTAGAAGTCATTTGGCATCACCGCACCATTAGTTTTCAACATGATGTTCGACATGTATTCAACGTTTGGTATTAATCTGTTTTTATCGTCAAAATCTAAACACCAACGCCTAGCAACAGTCGCATGTGTAGCGCCCAGCTGTCGTGCCAGCTCGCTATAGCTCCAGTTATTTTGCTTTCTAAATTCGTTAAGTGTCATATCATAAAATGTAAAATGCTTTACATTTTTATGCAACTAACTTATCACTAATGTTATATTGACGGAAAGCGACAAGGTGACGTAATGCATATTCAATCGAATACCAATGTCAGAGCTCCAGGCGATTTTGTGATAAATAACCTAGATAATATGATAAGACGGTCAGGCTTGAAGAAACAAGAAGTGGCTGATCTTAAAGGTGTGACACCAGTTACACTATCGCGGCACATCTCTGGTGCTATCAACATAACTTTAGCAGATGCAGAAGACTACGCACACATTTTAGGCGTACACTCATTTGATATTCTGTACCCACAAGAACCCATCGACATTATTGGTTTGGCAGAACTAGACTCTAATGGCAAAGTCACTAGAGAATATTCTAGAGAGCCATTTGGACAAGTATACATGCGTTCTTACATGATACAAAAGAAGGCTTGTGTGCATTGGACAATAAGCCCAGAGCACATTGGTCATTTTATGTATTGGAACGGAGCTCTACAGATTATTGATAGAACGTCTTTTGATAATAATACAGTAGATCCACTGTGCATACAAAACTTTGCACTATGCGAACTAGAAGAACCAACAATGGTTTACCTACCAAACAACACATACGATGGAAAACAAGATGGCTACATTGAAGTCGAAAGTAGATTCGTAGGCGGCATACTTTATCCCGAACCTGGCAATCGATATTCGATTTTACACATCTCTGGAAACATCGGTGCTAAGATGGATATGGAAAAACATACAATGCGCGGCCTCAAGATTAAGTGGGCGTGTCCAGTTGTTGGCACAATATATCGCCCCGAACTTAGACATATGGAAATAAAGTGGGCTCCTAACGTTTAGTTTCTT